ACAAACTCTTTAGATGCGTTATGATCTATTTGATCTACACGCAACTTTCTAGCAAAGTATTTCTTTTGATTTATTCCAATGGCATTTTGAATTATAGATATGACAATATCAAATTTATCTCGTATTTCGTTTTCTCTAAAGAAAAGGGGCTTATAACCATTTTGAATATAAATCTCTCTTTTATCATAATGGTAATCTTTATCTAAATTAATATCAGAGTGCCAGTATAAACCGTCGCACTCTATTAAGATATTTCCTATTCTTATATCAGCAATCTTACCATCAACTCTAAATTGAGTTTCATAAGAAATATTATGATTATCCAGCCAGATTGTTATACTTTTTTCTAATGATGATATTTGTTTTTCATATAAACAAGCTTCTTCAAAACCATATTTATTTACAAGTTTAGAAAAATGAGATCTAGAAAATCCAAATTCTTTAGCGTGTTCTGGTAATGTTTTGCCGTCTATTTGTTTAATAAAACCGCGCTTTATTCTTGTTTCTACAGATTTTTTTGATGCCTTCTTAGCAACATCTGAATACTGCATAATATTTTCAACGCCGTACTTTTTAATCATTGATAATTTTAATTTGTTCTTTAATTCATCGCATAGCATAGGTTGATCCGTACCGTATTTTTCAATCATAGTGTTTTTGCGTTTTTGTTTAAACTCTTCAGAATTTATCCATCCAGAGTCAGATATTTTTTTCCTTACATCCGATCTTTGTGCGGAGTTTTTAACGCCATCTCTAGTTAAAGAAACTTCTTCTCTTTTTTTATATTTACAATTTTTGCAAGCGTCTTTTCCGCAATATTTATTAGATTTAACTCTATTCTTTTTAACACATTTGTAATTAGAACCACAATAATCACAAATTAAATAGATATACTTGCTTGATAATCTTGGTAAAGAATCAAATGTGTAACCAAATTCTTCTTTAGTTTTTTCTTCATGTAACATTTTTAACTCCTCATGCATAGTATACACTATTTTAGCAAAAAATGGGGCCGTTTGCAAGACAGCCCCACTCTTTTTGATCTAATTAAATAGATTAGAACGAACCAAGGATCACACGGCGGTTATCCAAAACGCCAAATCCCAGTTCCGCCCATCCATAGTAACCGGCTCTTTGTTGACGATGCAGCATGGGATCTTCAAAAACTTGAAGAGCTTGCTTCATGGGCATCACAAAGCTGTCGCTTGACGATTGATCCAAGCCAACGACCAATTCTACGTCGCTACCTTGAACAGCGCCACCAAGACCCGACGACGATGTGAAAAACGTTTGGTACTGTTGACCTTCACCGAGTTCATCGAGGTCATGCAGATTAACACCAAAGATTCTGGTGATCGGGGGACCGCCTTCGCTGGCGATATAGATTTCACGACGAGTTACTTCGTCGATTTGATCCAATCCCCAGTTGCGTACATCTTCCAGGGCTTCTGGGCTGACGTACAGGTCGGTCAAACGACCACGGTTTGCCGAACCGGTGTTACCACCAGCGTTACGTCGCATAACAGTTTGCATCAACGATACAAGTCGCTTGCTAAACATACCAGCAGCAGCATCGCCGTCATACACCAAAATGTTACGGTCAACGCCAGCAGCCAAAATTGTATGCCAACCATCATCGTTCATCTTCTTAACAAATCCGGCTTCCATAACTTGCATAGCGCGAGCTACAATGTCCCATCGTGCTTCGCGTGCATAGCGTAGCAAGTAGTCAATCGAGCTTGTGATGCTATATGTAGGAATCATTACATAATCGCTTTCAACGCTTCGCTCAGGAATGCGTCCATGACCAGGATTGGTGTAAGCAACATGCTCACCTTCAAGGCCAGGAGAGATGAGATCCAGGGGATACTCAGTCGATCCACCGGGCTCTACATTGATTGTTTCGAAAATATCACCAAGGATATTGCCGATCAAAACACCCTTACGCAAAGGAAGTTCCAACGCCTTGGCAAACTCACGTTGAGCAGCCATTGCGACGTTCATATCGCTGTCGCCGGATTTCTTCAGTAAAGCGATAAATTCATCGCTTGGTCTTTCTGTATATGACATATTATATTCTCCTTTTATATTATATAAATTATTAGGCTAATGCGCCGTGGTTGGGAAGATTTACAAATACTTTAGCATAACCGTCAGCATCTTTATTGCTCATCCATCGGCCAACTGCTAGGTTGCCAGAAGCTGTAGCACTAACAGCCGAATTTGTAAGGTTGCCAGCAGTTACGGAATCTGCATAAGCAACTTGACCTGGAGTTGGACTTCCGGTGATATTGCTTGTTACAACCCAACCTTGAGTCAAGAGAGTAACCTTGCTGCCCTTTTGAACTTCATCCTTGAATTGATTCAAGTGAATGCGTGTCAAATCCTTATTGACAACATCATTCAGTAGAATGCCAACAGGTACACTTGTGGCTGTCGCTTGAGCATACTTAACTAAATTTAATCCTTGATCCATTGCAGCGCCTGACGCATTGACTGCATCTAGAACGACTACACCACCACGGGTTGCTGTGCCAGCATTATAAAAGAAGCTAATGTCTGTCTGAGCTTCATATCTATCTGATTTTAACGCCATTTTATATCTCCTTTAGTATTTACTTTTTCTTTGTTAAAACGTTGTTTTCAAGCCAGCTAGAAATGCTAGCTCTTGCTAATTCTACTTCATCTTCTACAACCGATTCAACCAGAGTTGCTTCAGTGGTTTGAAGTTCTTCAAATACTTCTTGCGTTGTTGTGACTTCTTCAGCATAATTCTTCTTAGAATCCATTTCTTCAGTCTTTGCAGCATCGCCCATTTTGCTCATCTTCTTCTTAACTGCTGCAACAACGGTATCGAATGCTTCGTCAGCAAGGCCGTCGAAGGAAGCGAGAGTTTCAGTAGCTTCTTCTTGATCGAATCCAGCTTCAATCAAGGTAGCCATTCTCTTCTGCATCTTTTCCTTCTTTTGCATTTCTTGCATGTTCTTCATGGCTGCGGTAAGCTGTTCATTGGATTTTGCCAAGGCATCTTCCAATTCAGCAATCTTAGCCTGAGTTGACTTGATGGTTTCTTCCATCTCGGCAACTGTTTGGGTGTTTTCTGCAACTGTTGACTCAATACGAGTTTTCAATGCAGTGTTTTCTTCCTTAGCCAAAGCTAACTCGGCTGTTACATCAGCGAGTTGCTTTTCCAAAGATAGTTCTGACATATCGTTTTCTCCTATAGAAAAATTAACAATTTTATCATTTAAATTAAATGATGCTAAAGCTCTTGGTTTTAAAATTATACTTCTGGGATTCGCAGGTTTTGAAACAAGACCTTTTCCTGAAAAAGAAATTTGTCTTAATGTTCTTCCAACCTTGTATCCTTCGTACTCTCCGGTTCCACCGTATGATCTTAAATGTTTTGATAGAAATGAAGATTCATCATTTCTAGCTATTATCTTAAGCGCGCCGCTCTTATCTAGAATGGCGTAGTCAAATCCAGCAAATAAACATTCCATTGATACATACCACTTTCCGTCTTCAATTTCAGCAATAATTTGCTGCATTCGTTCTCTATTTTCAGGGTTAGTCCAACTATTGTATAGGACAGCCTGAGTAATTATATCAAAATCTTCTGGCATTTCGTTTTGTTCAGAAGGTATTCTTTTACCTTCCTTATCCAAAACATAACTTCCAGTTATATGACCTATAATATCATTTTCATTGTGCATGAAATTGAATTGTTTATCTTCAGGTGTATTTCTAGCTTCCCATGTGGAATCCGCCAAAAATACATCGTCGTTTTTATTCCATCCAGTTGAAACCAAAACTGACTCTAGATAATATAGGTCAAATTGATTTTTATTTTCTGCTTTTGATATTCCAAGCTTTTGCAAATCATCCTTAGATGTAGATTCATCTACATGAAAGGGTGTTTTGTTTATAATATTAGCTTGGCTACAATAAGCAACGGATGCTTGAGCGGTAATAGCTTCAGCAATGCCGTCTTTTATTTCGTATTTAAATAATTGAATTTGCTGCATAATATTCCTCTCTAAGAGAGTTATACACAAAAATATAAAAAAATTAAAACAGTTAGCTTTCTGAGGTTATAAACTCTACATAAGAGGCTACAACTTGCTTCTTATAATTGTCCATTGTTAGTGAAGAAGTATTGATTTTATTGGCTTTTAGATAGTTATAAAACTTTTGGGGCATTGTTTTAGAGGAGGCGATGATTTTGGTTATATCAGCACTTGAGAAGTCTGATAAAACTGGTATATTTGTTAAAACATGCAGTTTAATTACCTCTATCTCAGAGACTTCAGCTTTTGTTAATTGTCTCATGTTTTCCTTGTTTTTTGAGCCAAGAACGGCCATATTTACCATATCTGATATTTGTTCATAGGCATTTTGAGTCCAGACAAACAATTCAGCTAGTCCAGGTTTTGACTTTGGTGTATCCACTCTTTGTTTTCTTGGGCCTTCGTCAGTTTTATTTAGGGGTCTACCACCTTGGGGATTTGCGGATTTTTGTGGAGGCTCAAAGCCTAGTCCTGGAATTTGAGAAACTGGTTTAATAAACGGGCTAACTTTTTCTGGTAATTTATCTTGATCTCTATATTTTTCTTCTCTTAGCAGTCTCATTCTTTCTACTGATGGCACTTCCTTAAATCTTTCTAGCAGTGTTTCGTGGCTAATTATATCACGGTCAGCTAGTTGAATTAAAAGTTGTTTCTCGCTAGATTCGTCAGAAAGACTCATTTGATCAAATACAATATGGGGCGCTTTTCTAAAGCCCATAGCCTTTCTTATTATTTCTACTTCTCGTTCCCAGAATTTTACAAGCTGATCTCTACCGTATTGTAGACGTTCAACTAATGTTTTTAATGAAATAAAATTATTAGTAAATCCGCCGCCATTTCCAGCCATTCCAGTTAAAGTTGGTGGAACTCCAAGTCCAGCATAAATGCTATTTAAAACTGACTGATATTTCTCAGATCCAAGGAATTTGTATACTTGGCTATTGCTTTCAGTATACTTTAATTCTGGACCCCATACTAACTCCATTGTTCCGCCGCCAACATTGCTAGCTAAAATATTTCTTAATTTATTAATTGCGCTCTTATTTGGCAAAATTTGGTGTTCTAGGCTACCAAGAGTCCACAGTCTGATATTAGAGATAGCCCCATCTAGTGCAGATAAATCCGCCAATCTCATCTTCTCTAACATAACTATATCATCAAGAATAGCGTACAACATTGGGTTGGCCCAATAATTCCAATCATCCTTTTTATAATAAAAGACTGATAATCTTTCTGGATCTAATGGAATCTTTTTGGAGCCATCTTTTAGTTTAGTTTTGAAATCTGGGGGCAATGTATCCATTACATTTGTTGGTATGGAGCCATTTTTAAAATTATCAATAAATGTATTTACGTTTACTTCAAATATTTTTTTACCAAGAAATATGCTTAACTGGCCGTCTTTTATATCTATAGTAAGGGGGTTGAAGAAGTTATATCTCCAAGGGATAATATTTTTTTCTATTTCTGGTATTTCAACTTTTATATCAGCAGCC